CCCCTTGGAACCGAGATTGATTCTCGGCTCCTTTGGAATTTAGATAGGTGTAGATGAATCTTACAGAGATTCCCTGCAGGCTATTACCTGAAATATGGTATTTTCTAACGACCAGACGTGGTCTTTAAACTTACGTAACACCAAAAGGTTTGTATGTTTTCCTTAAAAACATACATGTCCCCTTAATTGATCCGGGACGCGAGAGCTTACTACGACTCTCATTTATAGCATTTAACGGAAATGCTAGTAGTAATTCTTTATTTGATAATTTTCTTATTCTTCAAGAAATATATATCTGATGACAATAATTTTGTTAAAGACCTCAACGCGAGGCCCACGGTGAAGCATAGACGCTAAGCTTACGGTAATGGTTCGGGAAGCCCAAAAGGGACGCCTAGATATAAGTGCCCTTGAACCCGCAACACACCAATGTACTTCGGTACGCGGGGATGTGTGCCCGACCGCACTCATCCTATGGCTGAAATAAGTCATGAATTGAAGTCCGTCCCCCGGGATGGCAGGGCTTTGATCAGTAGCCTTTCCAAGATCATGCCTTGTATTACTCCTCTTGTTATTAACATTGGAGTTAACGCAGCTCTTTCTGTGGAGATCCCAGCATCACAGAACGTTCACTTAACGAAACAGGTTTTTGAAAACTTGCCCCTCGGGGCGAAACTCAATTATTTACTTGGGGGTCTGTACCAGCCCCAATCTAGCTTTGAACTACCAGGACTATCACAACTTAAGTCCCATTTAGCTAGAAGTATGACTGATACAGCTTTATCCAAGATCGAAGGCATAGTTGCTCTTTTTGGCGCTCTTAGTAGCGTTTCAGATTCAACTGGATTTCTATCCGTGCTCGTCATTTACGCAAAGACGCACAAACAGCAATCCCTTATCACTCAATTGTCTACGATCGTCCAGTCACTCTTCGATGGCTATTCTCCACAATCTTCCGGAGATAAGCCTGACTGGTTAAAGAAAATGAAGCGTGCATTATATGACTGGAAACTCATTATTAACAATCCAGGCTTTGCACACATTTCACGCGTTTTATCACTCCTCGTTACTTTAGGAGTTATCGATGAAGTCTCAGTATCACTGGGCAAATTCGAATTTTTCGCTGTGGAAGCTCAGAAGAAACACGTTAACGCCGTTGATCTATCTGATGCAATTATTGACACTGTATGTTTTTTCGCCGAAGGCGGATATACATGCTTTGTAACAGGGTCCATAGCCCCTTTACTCTTTTCAACTCCCAAACTAGTGGAGATGGAAGAGTTGTACTTAAAAGCTATGGCTGACTGGGAACATGCTAGAAATGGCAACCTCGGACGGTTCTCTGATTCTACTGAACACAAATTCGACCATGACATTAAAAATCTAATCGAAGAATTTCATGAATTATACAAAACCACACCCGCAGGTACAGAGAAAAAGATCATCTTACAAAGATGGGAACATCTCTCGAAAGTCTATACCGAATTTACTTCCACGCGCATCGCTGGTGGCTTACGAATGTCACCTTTTTGCGCAAAAATTTACGGTAATTCAGGAACGGGAAAGTCTACTTTTGCAGACATTACCATATCTACAATCCTGAAAGCAGTCGGGGCTGAATGTAGTCCCGATTTCATCTGTACATTGAATGAAGCAGACAAATATATGTCAAACTATCGCTCATACATTACAGGTGTTAAGCTAGATGACCTTGGAAACACTAAAAAGGAATTTTGGCAAATGGCTCCATCAGAGTCAATCATTAAACTCGTGAACAACGTAAAGGAATATGCCGTCATGGCTGACCTTGCCAACAAAGGTAAGGTTTCAATCGAACCTAACGCTGTAACGATTACGTCCAATGTGGAAGAACTCCACGCTGGACTTTCGTCGTATAATGCGATGTCGGTTCTTCGCCGATGTCACGTTCATGTCGAACTCAATGTACGCCCTGAGTTCTTGACCAATAATTTGCTAGATACTGCTAAGGTACTAGCTAAGTTTGGTACCATGGATAAGCTTAACGACATTTGGCTGATTACCCTAAAAACTCCAATTGGAGATGGGCCCAATGGTCAATCATTTTCTCATTATGATATTACTCACAAAGACATTTCCGTTACGGAATATGTTAACATCATTGCTTCAATGTCCAAAAAACATAATGAAGAACAAGAGAAAATCGTCGTATCATTTACTGACCCGTCCAACATTGTTAACCTCTGTCAAGAGTGCAACAAGTGTGTGGAAACTTGTACGTGTGCGCCCTCAGTAGCTACTACTGTTGAATCTGACTCCGAAACAGATGATGAGGATTATGGACCTCAATTCGGAGAACGCCTCGCAGGACATATAGTTCGTAGAGGTAAATCCTATAAACATAAAATCCGTTCTGAACGTTGCATTTTTGAGACAAATGTCGAAGATTTTGCGATAGACAGTCTTGTGAAGGGACTCAAGAAGTTTGAGGAATCATTGTATTCTTCATGGACTTCTTATATTCCTGATCAGTGGATGGACAACGACTTCGTTAAGTCCAATGTCATGGCCTATGGCGAAGACGTCATTGGACAGGAAGTGTCCAGATATGTTAAAAGGATGTGTTTCGCACAAGGTGCGGCTACTACGGGAGTGTATTCACTCTTTGGAACTAAAGCCGCCGTGCTCTATGCTGGTCTAAGTGGAATTTACCACATGATGACCATTGGAGCTGTCATTGAAACAAAAAAGAGTGCTTATTTTGATAGATTAGTCGCAGCTCGCGACACGTTACCTGAGTTGTTTAAAACAATTCGTGACAAACATGTTAAATATGCTTGCGCAACATTCGCAGCATTAGGTGCCATTTATGGCGTCGTTAAAACATTTAAAGCTATCAAAGCGAATTTGTCTGTCCAGGGAAAACTCAATCCCAAATCTATTGACGACATTCGCAAACGTGATATGGAAGCCAACGTATGGAAGGTTCCAACTGTCACACCTTTATCTCATAAGGGAAGTTTTGTCAATCAACGCTTCGCCTCCAATTCGCTTAGAACGGCTCAACATATTGTTGATATTGGAGGTCACTATAGTGGTGCCTTTTGTGTACGATCAAAATTCTATTTAATCCCAGGGCATTTGGTGCCTGAGGAAACTAGTGAGATCGCTATCACATATGCTGGAGGAACTGAAAGGAGTTTGTTGGACCCTAAAAAAGTCTACAAGTTACCACACACAGATTCAGCATTGATTTATGTGCATAATGCACACCCGTCCAAAGACATGCTAAAACATTTTGAAAATGATTATGTGAAACATCCTATTATGGCTACTTTACATGGCATGACATCAGATTTGGAGCAGTTTTCTGCTGCTACCTGGTGGCACCACACGAATGGTGTTTACAATGGAGCTGAAACATTTCCAGGGGCATTTTATGACCTTAAAAATATGGAAACTTTCGACGGGATGTGTATGTCTCCTATTGTTTCTGATTCTTTAGAGAAGAAGATCATAGGCTTCCATATTGGAGGCGTGACAGGCACAAGTAAAGGATGTGGTTTTGCTATCACAGCACCGCAAATTGAAGCGGCTATTCGAGAACTCGGGAAATTGAGTCCCACATTCATTCCAGCGCCACAAGCGAAGGAAATCAGTGACTCTATGCTCGGTGTCGAATATGCTCACAGTGGGGACATCCATTATAAGTGCCCTACGAATTTTATTACAGGAGATCCAGCATTAATTGCATATGGAACAGTTTCTGGAAGATCAACAACAAGATCTTCGGTTATGGATACACCCATTTCTGCTACGGTAGAACAGGTGACAGGTGTAGCTAATGTCTACGGTCCTCCACAATTCATTTCGCCTATTGAGCGAGATGATGGGAAGATCGATCAGCGCGCTTGGCGTCCATGGTTCGAATCATTGGAGGTATGTTCTAAACCCTCTATTGGTTTTGAACAAACCAGTGTCGATTATGCTATCGAAGATTACTTAGGTGGTCTGAGAGAAGTATTTGATATGGACAGAAAAGAATATTCTGTAGAGCTCACACCCCTCACACACCAGGAAACCATTTCTGGAATTGAGGGCAAACGCTTCATAGACGCGATGGTCACAAAAACATCAATTGGTTACCCCATTGGGGGACCAAAGTCCAATCATATGTTTGATTTAGATCCAACAGATAGTCACAGCTGTCCGAGGGAATTCACCCCTGAAATTCTTGCTGAAATTGAGCGCGTTTTCGAGCTCATTGATGCTGGTGAACATCCCAATTTGATCTTTGGCGCATCACTTAAAGATGAGCCAACCAAAAGGACTAAAGATAAGGTTAGAGTATTTCAAGCAGCACCACTAGTGTTGCAGTACGTCATTCGCATGTACTTCTTACCTATCGCAAGGTTTTTATCATTGCACCCATTAATTTCTGAAACAGCAGTTGGGATAAATGCACATGGACCTGAGTGGGACGAATTGTCTCGTTTCATGGCCAAATTTGGTGATGACCGTATTGTTGCTGGGGACTATTCCAAGTATGACTTGAGAATGCCCGCGCAGCTGACGCTATCAGCTTTCTCTGTTATGATAGAGATTGCAAAGTGGTCAGGAAACTATACCGTTAGGGATATCAAGCGTATGCAAGTTATTGCACATGAAGTATGCACTCCCTTGGTTGCCTACAATGGCACCCTACTCCGGTTTTTGGGAACAAATCCCTCCGGGCAAAACATGACGGTATATATCAACAGCATTGTTAACTCTTTATTGCATAGGCTAGCATTTTTTGATGCCTATCCCAAGTCCCAAATGGTGGCTATAGGAAAGGAGTTGGGCCTAGGAAGGCCTGCCACGGCTAGAGATTTATTGGCTCTAGAAACATATGGCGATGATGCTTGTGGATCAGTGAGGTCAGGGTACGATAGGTTTAACCACGTACAAATGGCTAACTACTTGGCTGACCACGATATGATATTTACAATGCCAGACAAAGAGTCTGATCCAATTCCATTCATGAACCGTTTTACCGTTGATTTTTTGAAACGTAAAAACAGGTATTCTGAGGAGTTGGGCCAATATGTTGGAATGCTAGACGAGGCCTCAATTTTTAAGTCTTTACATAGTATACTAAAATCCAAGTCCGTAACTCCTTTGGAGGTATGTACTCAAAACATAGATGGTGCATTGCGCGAGTGGTTTTTCCACGGTCGCGAAGTGTTCGAGCACAGGCGGTCACAGATGCAGCAAATTGCTGATATCCATGACTTGCCCTGCAGGACATTAGATGAGGACTATGATTCCCGTGTAGCGGAATGGAAGTTGAAATATAAACCCCAGATGGGGAAGATATTTGATCAAGAGGCTTGGTGCAATAAGATGAATGTGGAAACACGAGGTCTTCAAGACCTTTTGATGTTGAAACATCA